GTCGACGAACTCGACGACCTGTTTCCTGGAACTGGAATTGTCGGGCGGGCGTTCGCCGAGTTCAAGCGGGCGTCGCTCTGTACGCGTGGGGACGCGGCGCTAATTCCAGGTCGCGACGGGGATCTTTGGGCCTGCCCGGCCTGCCTTACGGTTCACGCGCGCTCCAAGACCTGCATCGTTCGCGGGTCGTGGCCTGCGTCGCTGAAGGCCTCCGACGCCACCCGTCGTTCGGCGCCGGCAGCGTCGCCCGGTGATGGGGGTGTCGCCCACGCCGGCGCCAGCGACGTCGCTCTCTGCTCGAGCGGACGGGCGTGTCGCCCAAGTACTCGTGAGTCGTCGAGAGCAGCTCAGGACGGTTTGGAATCAGGAGGAACGACGTGAGACAGCAAATCGAGGAGAGACGGCAGGTGCACGAGTACGAATGCGCCGCGGCGGTCGTGGACGCGCCCACAGTCCGCAGAAGACAGGGCCGCTGGCAGGTGCTGCGCGATGGCAAGTGGCGGGACCTGGATCCTGTCGTCGAGCTTACGGCGGAGGCGGTGGGCTGAATGGGCAAGTCACCTGACCACTTGTATTTCATTCAATGCGGTGATGGCGGTCCGATAAAGATCGGCGTCTCTTTCGACCCGTTTGTACGGCTCCGGACCCTGCAGACGGCGGCACCGTACCCGCTTCAGCTTCTGCATTCTAGCGGTCCACTATTGGACGCCCCGGGTTACGAGGCCCGCTTGCACAAGCGCTACGCCGCGATCCGGCTGCACGGCGAGTGGTTTTTGCCAGCAGACTCGCTGCTCGTGCATATCACCCAGATCAAGGCGCTGGATAGCTACGTCGAGGTTGAAGCGTGAGCGGCCGCATCCGCACCGTGAAGCCTGAGTGGCTCGAGGACGAGCTCCTGGCGCTCGCCTCAAGCGACGCCCGGGTGCTGTCGATCGCCCTCATGCTGCTGGCGGACGACTACGGCAACGGGCGCGCCAACGTGGTGCTATTGGCGGGCCAGGCGTTCCCCGGGAAAGTTCTCCAGACAACCGCGAGCGCTTTGGCGGAGCTCGTCAAGATCCGGTTCGTGGCCCTCTACGAGGTCGACGGGCAGCGCTACTTCACCATCCGCAATTGGGCTAAGCACCAGCGGGTCGACAAGCCGGGCAAGCCCCGCGTGCCGGCTCCCGGTGCAAAAACACCGGTTAGCGAACAGATTCACGACACCCTCGCGACTTCTCCGGAGAGTCGCTCGAATCCTCCCGAGGCTGTCGCGAATCTTCCGGCTACGCGCGGGTCGGATCCCCTTCCCCTCCAGGTCGGTGATCGTGGTCCCGGTACGGGTCCCGATCCGTCCCAGCCGACCGCTCCGAGCGACCCTCCTGCCGACGCCGCGCTGCCGTCGAGCATGCCCGACGAATTCGCCGAGGAATGCCGAAAATGGCTGCGCAGCCCGTTCGAGGCGTCCTTCGGGCAGCCCACGAAACACCCGCTTGTGCAGCGAATTGCCGCAGCCTGGAGCAAACCGTTCGGCGTCGCATCCGTCCGAATGATCGACAACCCCGCGCGATCTCCGGACCTGAAAGCGATCTTGGAGGCGTTTGCCGCAGGATATTCGGTCGAAGAGCTCGAAGCCGCAGCAGATTTCGCGGCAACAGACCCTTGGATTGCCGAGGTTCGTCGCGGTGGCGACGGCGGACCGTCGGCGTTTACGCTTCCGGTGCTCGACACGCTGCTTAAAACCAAAGGCAGCGGAAAGGCGAAGTCGGCGTCAAAGCGCCGCGGCGGCCCGCCTCAGCCTGACCACGGTGTCGACCCGTTCGCGGTGCATGACACGCCCAAGGGGGCAGCGTGAAGGCGTTGGGCGACCTTCTCGGTGGTGCCATAGCTGCTGCGGCTGCCGGCGCCGCAGACGACGACGGCGAGGCGCTGCGCAAGCGCCAGACCGACGCGCGGGAGGTTCGCGACCGCTTGCCGCCTTTCGTGCGCGCATGCACCGCCGCCGAGCTCGCGTCGCGCATTGGCTCGCCCGCGCTGCTGCACGCGGTCAAGGTCTGGAATTGGGGCGATGGGAACCTACTGCTCGCGGGCCCGACTCGGGTCGGTAAGTCGACGGCAGCCGCCTACCTGTTCAAGAGGCTGCTCTCCGGCGCCGTGCGCTCAGGCGGCGAGGCGTGGGAGCGCGCGCGCTGGATGCGCTGGGTGAGCGTCGAGGACCTTTCGGTAGCCCGCCGCGGCCAGAGGCTCGGTCAGGGCGAGCCGCCCGAGGCCATCGAAGCCTGCAACGCACGGCTGCTCGTGCTCGACGACTGCGGTTGGGACAAGGACATCACCGAGGTCTGCAGCGTGCTCGCGGCGCGCTACGAGCGCGGTCTGCCCACAGTGATCACGACGGGCCTTAGCCGCGGCGAGCTCGTCACTCACTATGGTGCCGCGGTCGTCCGGCGAATGCTCGAGGCGGGCGGCAAGTCGCCGGTGCTCGTCGAGTGCTTTCAGAAAGGTTGATCGTAGTGGCCGACGAGTTCGATTGCTTGGAACCGACGGAGGACGACCTCAATCGCGTCGGCTTGTCCAACAAGCCGTGGCACTCGAGCGCCGCCGACTTCCCGTACGACGCCTCGCTCCACATCGACGACCTCGAAGGCCTCGACCGGCTGAAGTGCATTCCCGATCGCGAGCTTGCGCAGGTGATGTACGAGCAGTTCATGAGGCTCGAACCCTGGTGGGGAACCGAAGACGCCGAGCGCGACCGCGAGCGTCGCAAGCGCAAGGAAGAAGATCGCGAGGTCGCCCGCATCGTGCCCTGGGCGCATAAGGCGTTCAAGGGCGAGATGAGTCTCGACGCGAAGCTGCTCGCCCAGCGCGTGCTCTTCCCTGACGGCTACGTACCGTTGAACCGAACGATGTTGCCGGCGCTGCGCGAGTTCGCGCGGTGTCTTTCTGAATTGAAGAGGAGCGGAAAAGCATGAGCACACTCGAAGAATGCAACACGCTGGTGAGCGAACTGACGGTCGCGTATCTGGTTACCGGCGGTCTCGGTGACGTGTTTACCGGCGAGAATCTGCACCGTTTTCGCCAACTGCCTGCCAAAGAGCGCGCGTACTTTGCCGCGTTGGTTGCGCCGCTCGAAGACCCGCACGCGGCTACGCGGACGCAGACCGTATCCGAGCCCGATGAGTTTGGTCGACGAACTGTGACGTACGACCCGCCGCTGCCGCAGGCGTGTGAGTGCCATCGGCCGGTGTTCAGAGATTACGCGCGGCGCGCTGTGCGGTGCGGTCGATGCCTGAAGGCGTGGCCCGACACCTTCTCACTCAGAGGGATGAACGACGAGCTGCGCATGCCGCTGATCGATTCTGTGGATCGCGCCGACATGGGACATGCGATCGATGTGAAGACCACGGGCCAAGTCGGTAAGATGCCGAACGAAACGGACACCGAAGAATGAAAAATCTGATCGACTGCACCGAAGCTGAGATGCGCGCGTTCCTTGCTGCCTATCCGCGCAAGCTCGAGTGCGACGTGAACGGCATACACGACCCGCCATTGGTCGCATGGCACGACTTCACCCGCGGCGATGATTCGATCGTTGCCTGCTACTTGGCCGGCGATGATCCGAAGGCGACCGAGTCGTATTACGGGCCGGCGAAGGGGTTTCAGATCTTGGCGGAGCCGAGTGAGTATCGGGCAAAGTACCCGTCGTTGGAGGAGCGATGAAAACACGACTCGTGAGTGTACGGCTCTGGTCGATCAACCGGTGGCTGCGGTGGCTTGGTTTCCGCATCTTCGTCGAGACCACCGACACGCCCGACGGCTGGACGCAGGTTGGGCTCGTCTGGTACGGCTGGTCTTTCGCGCGCGACGGGAGCGCGTGATGAACCGCCGCAACTTCCTCAAGCTCGGCGCGCTGTTCGTGCCCGCGCTCGTCGAACCGCGGCGGGCGTACTCGTTCCTATGGGCGAAGCCGACCTACGTGTGGGAGTCGGTGCCTGACGCGCGTGTGCGGGACGATCAGGTCGACGCTTGGTGGTACGCGGTCGCAGTGGCGACCCAACTGCCGCTGCATATTCTGAATGGGAAAGTCGTAGAGCCGCCGCCGATGCCGCGCGCGCGGTGCAAGGTCATTTCAATCTGAAGGAGGCGAGCTTGAACGAAGAGAAGAAACCGACCGAGACCGAGATTATTCGGGAAAAGCTCGACAGGATCACCGCACTTTGCGCGGGACTTTCCCGCTGCTTCCCGTTAACGCACGTGCACGACTTCGCGATTGAGATAGCTGAAGCGGCGGGTGTTGCGCGCGTTGCCCACGAAGCCCGCGACAAGTCGCGCAAGCTCTCGCTCGATGTGAGCCTCTACGACTTCACGGAACCGATGGTGCGGGCGCTGCTCTCGCAAGGCTTCGAGCTGGCACTCAATGCGGTGGTCGGTCAGCTGAAGACGGTCCAGAAGAACGGGCGCGGAATGATCTCGTGGTCGCCACCGGTAAACCCGTTCCTAGGGGAGAGCACGAAGCCCACGGAGACCGCCGCGGACAAGTACCCCGAGCGCGCGACCGCGTGCACGTGTCCTAATGACCCGCCGGGCAGGGCGCGTGTGGCTCCGGACTGCCCTCTGCACAACGTGCGCGGCACCGCCCGCGATTGCGATTGCAACGAGTCCGACAAGGCGCAGGGGATTCACCTCAACGAGTGCACGCCCGAGCGCCCTTGGAAGAGGCGCAGTCACTGACGAACCAAACCCCGGTCCCACGTCGCCAAACGTGAGCCGGGGTCCTTGCTGCTCCGAGTCTTCGCCAGACTTCCTAGGAGTAGCGCAGAATGGTCTCACAAACAAGCGTAGCCAAAGTCGAATCGCCGGTGTCGCGCGAGCCCCAGCGCGCAGAACGCGTACTGCCCGTGTTCGTGTTGCCCGACATCCCGCAGCTGCAGGGTGCGCCTCGGCGGATCGATGCTGAAGACGAAGCCGAACTGCGCTGGTTCATGCGCGGCCCGATCGTAGCTAACGTCGCCCGGTCCAGCGGCGCTTTCGGTAATCAGCTCGAGGTCGCGAGCGCTTTCGGTTACGGCTCGATTCCGTGCATTCGTTGCGGGGGCCGGTTCCGAAAGCGCAAGCGCGGCGGCAAGGAGAACGTCGTGGACTGGCGCGACGGTACCGGGCTCGCGCCAAGGGACCACTTCGGCAAGCGCGTCACCTACGCCACGGCGCTCGCCGACTACCGCAAGCGCATGCAGAAGGAGCACGGGATCGTGCTGATGTCCAAGCCGGCGCCGCGCGATAATATCGACCCGGAAAGCGCCTGGAATGCCATCCGCGAAGCCTTCGACGCCCAGGGTAAGCACCTAATGACGGATGCCGCGTTCCGGGCCTTGTTCGATCGCCTGCCCGAGCAGCTCTGTCAGCCGTGCCGGATCTGCCAGGGGATCGGGGTTGTACCCCGGCGCGCTGCCGCCCATGTCGAGGTGACGGCATACCCCACGGGCTCAAGCAAGCACGGGGGCACGGAAGAGCGCGCGGATCTCTGGGCGCTGTCCGAGCAGATGTCCAAGGGCGGCGTGGTCAAGGATGGCTCGGCCCGGATCGGCATGCACGAGCTCGAACGGTACCGGGAGACCCACAGCCTCTTGGCGGACGTCGCGGGAATGAGCGAAATGGCGCTGTTGTCACTCGAGGAATACTACATTGGCGACAACGGTCAGGGCGCGATCGAGGCCCTGATCGAGGAGCGGTTTGGGCTGAAGGGTGCCGCACGAATGAAGGCCGCGAGCGAGCTTCGTGACCACCAGTGCCAGGTGTACAATCTGGCGGCCTACGGAGCGGCATGAAGCGCGGCTGGCTCGACCAGGAGATGTCGTTTAGCCGAGCCGCCCAGGAGCTACAGCGGCAGGACGATCCGATCGGCCGGAAGCTTCGAAATCTGGTCATCAAGCGTGAAGGCGAGATCGGCAAGCGCATCGCCATTCGCCTGTCCGAGGGCCGCGAGCCCAAGCTTCGGGTGACGATCGGAGCCATCTACAGGCACCTGCCCGAGCTCCGGCCGGCCCAGATCGGGGACCTCACCCGGCTCATGAAACCGATGCTCGAACGGGCCGAGGCGCGGACACGGAGCGTGGTTCGGGAAGAATTACAACGCGACATTCTGCCGCGTGTCGAAAAGGTCGAGAAAAAGGCCGCCGCCATCGAGAAGTGCCTGCGCACCCTGAAGGATATCGAGCTCGACGAACTGTCGAGAACTGGCGGCCACTGACGCCCGACGGCCTCTCTTTCAACAGCGTCCGATTCCGGAGTCCAACCCGATGCCCTGACCATCCGCGTGCGCCCCAAGAGCCCACGGGACGCGCCAGCCGCCAGAACGAACCCGGGCTCGCACGGGACGACGCAACCGAACGCCCCAACGCTTCACCTTTCGCGACCGTCCAGCGCGGTGCCAAAAGGGGAAGCCATGCGGGCCAAGTGCTGAGGGGCACAACCGACATGCAGCGACACCACGGGGCCCACGCCCAAACCAGCGACGTCGCCGACGCGCAAGCAATCCTCGCGGCGTTGACCGAACCGCCGAAACCGAGGGCCGAACGCTCGCTGAGTGGGCTGGCGCGTGAGGTTCGAGCCGAATTCGTGGAAGCCCAGCGCAAGGCATCATGGGGTCGGTGAAGGGTAAGAAGGGGAAGGTGCCGCCAAAGCGGAAGGCCGCAAAGGCCGCCATTCCTCAGGTCACACGCGCGCGCGACGAATCCAAGGCGCCGTCAGTGCGGGAGCGGCTGGAGCACATCTCGGGTTTGATGCAGCGTCTCCAATGGGTGCGCGGCAAGACAGCAGTGGAGCTCGCCGAGCTCTGGGGTCTGTCGCCCAAGACAGTCGAGGGACACGCGGCCGAGTGCTCGCGTCAGATCACGGCCGACCCTGACGAGGCCCGGCGCGACATCACGGCGGCCTGCCGCCAGCTTCTGCAGGAGACCATCGCCGATACGAAGATGTCGCTGGTCCAGCGAGCGCAGGCGGCCAAGGCAGTCGGCGAGCTATGGGCCAGCGTGAGCGGCGCGAAGACAGCTGAGCGCCATGAGATCGTGACCGCGACATGCAACCCCGCCGAAGCGGCGCGTTTGGTTCGCGAGAAGTTTGGCGAGAAAGCCATGCCGAAGCCGACCAATGGGAACACCAAACCCTGACGAGCTCGAGCCGTACAGCTCGCTGCCACGCGACGAATTCGACGCCCTGAAGGCATGGGCGTCGACCTTCTACAACTTCCAGCTTGATTGGCTGTTTGAGACTGCCGCTCGGGCCATTGCGAATAAGTCGCGCCAGATCGGTATCTCTCACACCACGTCGGCCATCGCGGTTCTGTGGGGCGCGTTTCACGGCGAGCTGACGACGATCATCAGCCTCGGCGATCGTGAAAGCACGGAAGTGCTCGAGTTCGCCCACCGGCACGCCCAGGTGCTCTGCGGCCTCGGCTCGGTGATGGCTCGCCCGGTCACGCGGAACGCGCACGAGATCAAGTTCGCGTCGGGTGGTCGCGTGCTCGCACTACCGAGCTCGGGTGGACGCGGCTTCTCGGGAAACGTCGTACTCGATGAGTACGCCTATCAGCCGCACTCGGCCGAGGTTTGGGACGCCAGCGCCGCAGCAACCACACTCGGATACCGGCTCCGAGTCGTTTCCACACCGAACGGTTCCGGCAACGACTTCGCTGAACTCTGGCAGCGTGCACTCGATCCTGACACTGGTTGGGCGCCCCACGAGATCCCCGTCGAGACCGCAATTGCCCAAGGGTACCCGGTCGACGAGGCGGAACTCTGGGAGAAAGCCAAGGGCGACCCGCGGCTCTACGACCAGCTCTATCGATGCAAGTTCATCGACACTGAGCTGCAGTACATCCCGAGCGACCTGTTTGCTGCCTGTTTCGCGGGCGAAGTGCTCGCCGATGGCGCGGCTTTCGGCGGGTTAGATATCGGCGAGACGCGCGACAAGACGGTGCTCACCATTTTGCGCCGCAACGGCGACGAGTTGGGGCTGCAGCACATCGAGACGCATGGGCGTACTGATGAGGAGCTGATCGCTCGCCTCGTAGCGAAAGCATTCGGCGCACCCTATGGCTGTAGCCGTGTCGCTGTCGACGCCACCGGCTTAGGCACCTTCCCGGCCAGAACGCTTAGGCGCAAGTGGGGATCGCGTGTCGAGCCGGTCAAGTTCACTCTGCAGGTCAAGGAAGACCTCGCGACTCGATTGTACGATGTCGTAGCAAGACAAGTCCTGCGCATTCCAAGCGCGTACGTCTACAACGGGACGAACGAGATCCCGCTGTTGCGCGATGACGTGCACGCGATCCGCCGCATCGTGACGAGTGCCGGCAACGTCCGATACGACGCGCAGCGGACAACGAAGGGTCACGCAGACCGCGCTTGGTCGCTGATGCTCGCGCTGCACGCCGCGGGTCGCATGAGCCGCATGGCTGCAGCCCTCTCCAAATCTTAGAACCCAATGGCACGCAGCAAGAATCGCATGGCGGCAGCGCTGCAGCCGTCGAAGCTGCGTGTCGTTGACGATGCCTCGATCGACTTGCAATCCCCTGCGGCCGCGCACTTCGACTCCTGGGACCAGCCCAGCGGCGGTTGGCAAAACCCGGTAACGGGCTTCGGCACCTCGCGCGACAAGACGGCATACAACCGTTTCGCCCCGACGGCGTTGATGAACGTCGAGGAGCTGAGCGCGATCTATCACGGTGAAGATCTCGCGGCGCGCATCATCGATATCGTTCCCGACGAGATGCTCCGCGAGGGGTTCTCGGTCGGCGTCGGCGACCCTGGGCTCAACGCCCTGCTTTCCGAGAAGCTCGAGGCTCTTGCGGTCGACGACAAGCTCGCGGACGGCATTCGCTGGGGCCGTCTCTTCGGCGGTGGCGCGATCCTGCTCGGTGCCGACGATGGCCGCTCAGCCGCGACGCCCCTGGCGATCGAGCGCGTCGAGTCGCTCTCGTATCTGTACGTCTTCGACCGCCGCTACTTGATGCCGCTGACCTGGTATCGGGACGCGGGAAACCCAAAGCTCGGCCAGCCCGAGACGTACATGGTGCTTTCGCCGTCGTCCTACACGGACACGCCGATGGCGATTGTGCACGAGTCGCGGCTGGTGCTGTTCGGTGGCGCATCCACGGCCGCTCGCGAGCGCCAGCAAAACCTGGGCTGGGACCTCTCGATTCTGCAGCGCCCGGCCAAGGTGCTCGGCGACTTCAACATCGGTTGGAACGCCGCCAGCGTGCTCCTGCAGGACGGCAACCAAGCCGTGTTCACCATGAGCGGGCTCGCGGAAACGCTTGCCGCCGGCGGTGAGGCCGCGCTCATGAGGCGCCTCAAGCAAGTAGACTTCGGCCGCAGCGTCATCAACGCGACCATCGTCGACGCTGGCACTGCCGCGGATAGCGGCGGCGATCCCGCGGAGTCGTTCACCCGCCAGCAATTCCCCATGACGGGCATCCCCGAGATGCTCGATCGCTTCATGCTGCGGCTCGCATCGGCCGCGCAGATCCCGGCCACCATCCTGATGGGCCAGTCGCCTGCCGGCATGAACGCCACGGGGCAGAGCGACTTCCAGTGGTTCTACGACCGCATTCGTGCGCAGCAGAACCTGAAGCTCTCGCCGAAGATCCGACGCATCGTCAAGCTGATCTTGGCGACCAAGGAGTTTAGGGTCAGCTCGAAAGTCGCCGACAAGATCGCGACCAAGTTCCCGCCGCTCTGGACCGAGCCGCCGCTCACTCGAGCGCAGACGCGAAAGACCCTGCTCGAGGGTGACGCGATCGCGGCGACGAACGGGTTCTTGGTGCCGGCGGAGATAGCCGCTGCCCGCTTCACAGGTGGTGAGGGCTTCGAGAACGAGATCGAGCTCAGCGACGAGGGCAAAGCTGCTCGCGAAGCGGAGCTCAAGGGCGATCTCGAAGATCTGAAGAACCCGCCCGAGGAAGAGCCACCGACGCCTGGCGCGGGTGGTGGATTTGGAGGAGGCGGCTTTGGGCGAGCTGACGCTGACGATCAGCCGCGCGAGGAGAACGGGCAGTTCGCCTCAACTGGCGGAGGTGGTGGCTCTGGCGGCAGCTCGGGAAAAGGCGGGGGGCGCCCTGAGCGTGCGGCTCGGGCGTCTGCTCGCCTGGCAACGGCGAAGTCGAAGCTCCAAGAGGCCAAGGGCGCTCTGGATACAGCGAAGGCAGAGCACGAGTCTGTCGCCAACGAGGTGCATCGTGAAGTCGCTACCTTCCGCGAGCAGGATGCCAAGGATCAGGTTCGTATCCGTGAACTCGCGACGCAGTTTCGCGAGGAGCACGCTGCTGCGAAGACCGAAGAGAAGCAGCTCGGCAAGCAAGTGGAACAGCTGAAAGACTCGCTGGAGCACGGAGAGGTGATCCAAAGAGCTGTACTGCAGATACACGCACTCCACGCAGACGAGCGGTACTATGAAAAGCAGATAGCTGATCGCGCGGAACAGATGAAAGATCCGG